TCATCAATAAATTATCTGAAGAATATTCAGTAATTAAAATGCCTACCTTAGAGGCAGACGACAGTATGGGGATTTTTCAAACGAAACATCCTGGCAACATAATTGTTAGTCCAGATAAGGACATGAAACAAATCCCTGGTATGCTCTGGAACTTCGATGAATCTTTCACAATCACGAAAGAGGAAGGTGCTAAATGGCATCTAATTCAATCAATGGCTGGAGACAATACTGACGGTTACGCAGGAGTACCTGGTATTGGCGTTAAAAGAGCTGTTGCTTTATTTGAAGAGAAAGGTTATAGCTGGAAGACAGTTGTTGAAGCATTCGAAGATAAGGGATTATCGGAAGATATCGCTTTAGAGAATGCACGTCTGGCAAGGATACTAACTAACGAGGATTATGACGACGAAAAAATGGAACCCGTACTCTGGAGTCCCGGCCCCGATTACAGAATTGACAGTTGAACAGGATTTAAAACTAAGATTAATAAAGGATTCAATAGAGAATCCAGATACACCTAGAGAAGACGTTAACACCGTCTTCCTAGCACTTCAAAAACAGAACTTTGTTCTAGCAAATAGCCTTACAAACTTACTTGAAAAATGGCCGAAACCACCAATGACCATGGACCCGAATACTATAGACGCGGATCCATCCAAGTCTGGGATTTTGTTCGTGATAAAGAACTCAACTTCCACTTAGGAAACGTTATTAAGTACGTCTGTCGAGCCGGACATAAAGACGACGACATTGAAGACCTATCAAAAGCCATCCATTACCTATCTAATGAAATCGAATTTAGAACAAGCCAAAGAATTCAGAGAAGCATTCAACGTAAAGAACTCTCAGAATCTCAGCTCACGGAATATGCAGCGGAACTTAATAATTGAAGAGTTTAAAGAATTTTTAGAAGCAGAGGGAATGCTCTTTCGACAGAGTTTAACTTTGCATGAGGAGGCTATTAAAGAACTCAGCGATCTCGTATATGTCTGCTACCAATACGCAGCAAATATGGGATGGGATTTAGACGAAGCTCTACGTCGAGTCCACGAAAGTAATATGTCCAAACTAGATATAGGTGGTAAACCTATTTATAGAGAGGATGGTAAAGTATTAAAGAGCAAAAACTACAAACCACCTACATTAAGTGATCTAGTCTAATGACAAGTTTAATATCTAGAACTGGAAGAGTTCAGAACTGGATAGATGATCCAGAATCACGTCTGCCCGTATCATGTACTGTCTTCACGGTTGAAGACTCAATGGAGGGACCAAATGGAATCGAAGCGAGTTGGAGATTCGTCAGCCACGCTCTCAGATATGGAGCTGGCGTTGCTGTCCATTTATCTAAGCTCAGACCCAAAGGAAGTGAAAACGGAAAAGGTCTTACGGCTTCTGGACCAATATCCTTCGGAAAAATCTACTCAACCCTAAATGAAATCATCAGACGGGGTGGACATTATAAGAACGGTGCTTGCGTGTTGCATCTTGACTTGGATCACCCTGACATTATTGAATTTATCACGACCCCACGTTCCGATCTTCCATGGGTTAAACGATGCGTCAACATTAACGAAGTAAAGTGGGAGACTGCTAGTCAGGATGTAAAAGACGCACTTATATATGGCATCAGGTCAGGTGACATATGGCTAAATAAAACTAAGTACGATAAAAATGGAAAAAGAATCCGAGGCAATGTATGCCTTGAAGTTTACCTGCCATCACGAGGAACTTGCCTCCTCCAACACGTTAATTTGTCTGCCTGTAAAATCGGAGACATATCAAAAGGTTTTGTTGAGGGTATGCGAAGTTTGTGCGACCTACATAGCAAAACAGGCATTGGAAGTTCTGGAGAATACCTCCCCTCGGAAACGGATCGCCAAGTCGGACTTGGATGCCTTGGGTTAGCGAACTTACTAAGACAAAACAACGTCACCTACGAACAGTTTGGTGATGCACTACAAGCAGTAAATGATGGCATACCTGGATTAGGTACAGCTGGTTTAATTGCTGCAGAATTTTATAAAGGCATTCAGAGTGCGGCTGAAGTTGCTAGAGAATATAATATGGATCGAGCATTTGCTATCGCTCCTACCGCAAGCTGTTCATATCGCAGTAAGACTCTAGAAGGGTTTACTGCTACACCAGAGATCGCACCTCCTATAGCTCGGAGTGTTGATCGTGATTCTGGTAC